AGACTATTGGGTAAAAAAATAGCAAGGGCCACAATCGCGGCGGCTTATCCTTTAGCAATTATTGGATCCATCGCAGTTGTATTGGCAGAAGGAGCACCACAATCGGTTGCCATGAGAATTGGTTTCGCAAGTGCTACTGCTTATGCAATAGGTACCATGCTTGATGTTTATGTATTCCAATACATAAGAGAGTCAAAAACATACGGCAAGAATTGGTGGATGGCACCAGCGGTTTCGACTATCGCGGCCAACATCATCGACACTTACACATTCTTTGCAGTTGCTTTCAACAACAGTGCTGACGAGTACATGGCGGCAAACTGGGTAGAGATCGCAGGATCGCAAACGGTGTTAAAAATAATTGTAGGACTTGTTGTATTCTTACCAGCATACGGATTATTGCTGAATAGACTACAGAAGACATACAAATTAAATTAAATTATCTGGGGGAGTTATCTCCCCCATAATTACTAGTATGAACAATCCAAATTTACACAGAGGAATACTTGTTTTAGTAATTGTATTTGTAGCATTTTTAATTAAGCCTGCAAAAGCATTTGATCTAGAACAATATTACAAAGAAGATCTTACTGAAGTGGACAAAGCAAACATTGTCCTATTCAATATATTACAAGGTATTGATATGTTGCAAACTTTAGAAATTGCAAACAACGATGACTACTACGAAAAAAATCCAATACTTGGAAAACATCCAAGTGAAACAGCCGTGGTAACTTATTTTATTACAAGAGGTTTTGCACATTATCACGTGACAAAAATGATTCCACAAAAATATAGGAATATATGGCATGGTTATAATGTAATTTACAATTATGATGTAATAAGAGATAACCACGAATTAGGTATTAGGATTAATTTTTAAAATATTGACAAAAAGCCTAAATACATATATAATTAAAGTAAGAAAATGGGAAATATAGCAGGAAAAATTTGGGGGTCTACAGAACTAATATTAGCAAATAGTTCTTTAGAGTTCCATAGAATCGATTACAAAAAAGGTGGAGTTTGTTCCAAGCATAAACACGAATGGAAATGGAACGGCTTCTATGTAATGTCAGGCGAGATGAAAATCCGTGTATGGCAAAAGGACTACGATCTAGTAGACGAAACTATACTTAAAGCCGGTGATTTTACAGCAGTTAAACCAGGACTTTATCACTCTTTTGAGGGAATGGAGGACGGTGTTGCTTTCGAATTATACTGGGCAGAATTCAGACACAACGATATTATCAGAGAATCTGTAGGTCACATGAAAGCGGACAACGTTGTGAGACTTGACAAAAAGAAAAAATAACATATCTCCAGACGGTAAATGGCAAATAACCATTGATAAAGATGGTAATGTTGCTTGGTTTGATTTGACAAAATCACAAGGTACATATACAATAGAAGAAATAGTTAAGGCAACTAAAAATATATGTCCGGAGTTATGGAAACAGTAGAAAAAAAATATTACTATTCAGAAATATTTCACAGTATACAAGGTGAAGGACATTATACAGGTGTGCCGACTGCTTGGTTACGTTTTTTCTTATGTAATTTACAATGTAATGGTTTTGGTCAAATAGATCCAACAAACCCTGATACGTATGATTTACCATTTGAAGATTTTGATGTTACTTCAGTAAAGAAAGTAGAAGACTTGCCTGTTTGGGAAAAAGGTTGTGATTCATCATATACTTGGGCAAAAAAGTTTAAAGGATTAATGGGACAGGAAACACCCAGTGAATTAGCAAACAAACTTGTAGATATTATAAAAACAGATTCAAATCCAGAAGGCAAATTTTTACATCCTGTTAGTCAGCAACATCAACATTTGTGTTTTACTGGTGGAGAACCATTAATGGTAACAGGACAAATGGCAGTGATTGGTATCTACAATGCTTTGAAAGAACAAAACAATTTGCCAGGATCGATGACATTTGAAACAAACGGCACACAAAAACTAAGACAACCATTTATCGATTGGGCAACATCCATTGACACAGAAGTATTTTTTAGTGTTAGTCCAAAATTATTCACGGTGTCTGGAGAAAAACCTGAGAAAGCGATAAAACCGGAAGTGGTTGCAGATTATTACAATGTATCTAAAGCAGGGCAATTAAAATTTGTAGTAGGAGATAAAGATAGAGAATGGGATGAAATGGAATCATCTATAGAAAAATTTAGATCTGCTGGTGTAAAATGGCCAGTTTGGGTTATGCCAACAGGTGCTAGAGAAGAAGAACAAACATCTGGTGCTGGTAAAGTGGCGGAAAAAGCATTTAAGAAAGGATACAATGTTGCGGCAAGAGTTCACGTATATCTATTTGGTAATGCAATTGGTACGTAAATTTCAGTTGGCAAAAGTAAAAAAATATTGTATAATAAGAGTATGAAAGTTAAAAAAACAAAAACTAAACCTGTAAAGAAAACAAAGAAGGAAACAAAAAGCGAAAAACCTTGGGTAAAGGTTTTAGATATGAACGTGAATCCTGATAATCCTAGAAATGGATTCTTTGAACTTGACTGGAATGATGAATTTGTTAATATGTTAAAACAAAATGGTTATGAAGGTGCATCTGACACTGAAATTGTTGACAGATGGTTCCAGACACTTTGTAGAACAATCGGTAACGAACAGCAAGTAGATATCGGTGGTTCTGGGTATATCAACATTAACAGAACTCCAGACGGAAAGACTGAGGTATCATAATGGGATATTTTTTACTTGGAATTTTGATAGGTTGGCTTGTACCGAGACCAAAATTTATTGGCAGAGCAGAAATGGCCATATGGTCACCTATTAAGAAAAGACTTCCAAAATCTGTCCAAAACTGGTTTGGGTAAAATGACACACATACTAATAGACACGGCAAATACTTTTTTCCGTGCTAGGCACGTGATACGTGGAGACACATCTGAAAAAATTGGTATGGCTATTCATATTACAATGAACTCAATTAAGAAAGCATGGTCAGACTTTGATGGATCTCATTTAGTATTCTGTTTAGAAGGTAGAAGTTGGCGTAAAGATCACTATGCACCCTACAAAAGAAATCGTAAAGAAACAATAGAAGCAATGACACAAAAAGAAAAAGAAGAGAATGATGTATTCTGGGAATGTTATGATGACTTCTGTGATTTTATTAAAACAAAAACAAACGCCACAGTTCTACAAAACGGAAGAGTCGAGGCCGATGATCTAATTGCACGTTGGATTGATAGACATCCAAACGAAAAACACGTGATATTAAGTACAGACAAGGATTTGAATCAATTAGTAAATGAAAATGTATCACAATACAATGGCGTTACTGAGCAAACAATGACACACAAAGGTTGGTTTGATAAGAAAGGTGATCCTGTAATTGACAAGAAAACAAAGGCACCAAAACCTGCACCAGATCCAGAATGGATCATATTTGAAAAAGCCATGAGAGGTGATCCAAGCGATAACATATTCTCAGCATATCCAGGTGTGCGTACAAAAGGCACAAAGAACAAGATTGGATTGACAGAAGCATTCGCAGATCGTAAAGACAAAGGTTATACTTGGAATAATCTTATGTTGAGTAAATGGGTTGATCATGACGGTAAGGAACATAGAGTATTAGAGGATTATGAAAGAAATAGATTGCTAGTTGATCTTCATGCACAGCCTGAAGTAATTGTACAGGAGTTAGATCAGACAATAGATCAAGCGATAGCAGATAACAAAAGTATAGACCAAGTTGGGATTAGATTTATGAAATTTTGTGGGAAGTATGATTTACAAAAAATATCAGAACAAGCACAACTATATGTAGAACCGTTTAATGCGAGGTTGGTTGCATAATGTGGATGTTTTTACAATACTTGCAAGATATGTGGAGTAAAGCAGTACCGTTTGTGTATGCGGTTCTGATTGTTACGGGTATGATTATTATTTTAGGAATGGCACTATGACAGTGAAAGCAAAAACACTAGTTAAAGATAAATTTTGGATCGTTGAACAAAACGGCGAAAAATTAGGCACACTTCAAAAGAAAGATAATAACGGTTGGATTTTTTTAAGTAAAGCAGATAAGAGACAAGTGTATCACACACAAGAAAGTTTATTCCAACGTTTTGGTGTAGGTATATTTTCGCATGATATTAAACTTGGAGAGCCGGGTGACAGCACAGTAGAAACAATAGAGGGCGACGAAGGTACTGGATATACAGTTCATGGATATCCTTGTTCACAAAAACCATTTAATCCAATGTTTGATGTGCAAAAACAATTACCTATCTATACAAAAACACCAAAGTCTAAAAGTTTATTTTGTGCTGGATACTATATTATATGTTTTGAAAAAGGATGGCGTAAAGCATATTGTCCAAAAGTAATTACACTTCAAAGATATGAATATAAAGGACCAATTAAATCTAAAATTGAAATGCAACAAATATTAAATAATGCAGTAAAGGAATACGAGACTAAAAATTCAGATCTTGAATTTCCAAAATGTAATAAATTTTAAATGAGCAAAATACAGACACAACCAATCGAAGATTTTATTGCAAGAGTGAGAATGCTTCGCAATAAAAGAGATCCAAATTTAAATCTTACTGCTCGTGAAGCCGAGCAACTTGCTGATTCTTTATCACAAGTAATGACAAGGCTTGTCACAATACAAGAGGAAATAATTAACGCACTTAAAACCGCTCAACAGTCAGCAACGGTGGATATTGAGATGGATGGTGGGGAGTTCAACAAGAAGTAGTCTATACAATTTCCGGTAAATACAGTATAGATTATGAGCAGACCAAAACCAAAAGTTTTATTACAAAATTCCAACAAAGAAACATACAAGTTGGACGAGGTACTTGCGGCGGAAGGTATATGGGCAGTATTTTATGATGGTAAACCAATCAACTTAAAAACATCAAGTTTGGTGGCCAACTACCCAGGACCAAAATACAAGAAAGTATCATTCTCAAATCCAGGTCATGCAGAAAACTTGGCTAAGAAACTAAATGCTCAACACAAAACAGACAAGTTTGAAGTTTTCATATTAAAGACCGGCGATAAATTTTCTAGATAAATGTCCATCAAGGCATCAGGCTTAGGACCAACTGCTTCTAAATCCTCATACTGGCTCTATGCTTATGGGAAAGAAGGAGATATTGATGGCGCTACAGGAAAGTTTCCTCGTATAAGATATTGGGACGGAAAAGGTGGCTTGGATACAGAAGAATTATTCGAAAAGAATATAAAAAAATATCCCCAAAAAATGAAACCATGGATAACAACCCCAATCAAATATGATGAAAATATGTATGGTTTTAGATGCCCCAACCCACTCATTGGTAGATTTGGAGGTCAAAAATATATGGCTGTTGGTTGTTCAAGAACCTACGGACAAGGTGTTCTTACCGAACAATCATGGCCAGAGCAACTTGGTAAAATGTTACCAGGAGTAATGTATAATATGGGTGTAAGAGGTGGTTCATTAGAAACTTGCTATAGACTTGTTAAATGGTGGGCACCTTTAATAAAACCTAAGGCTGTATTCATGCTTTCTCCAGCAAGTTGGAGAAGAGAACGTGTAACGGATGATGTCAAAAAAATAGCCTCAATATGTGAAGGACACGATCTCGCTTATAATCTTAAAAGAATTGGAACAGATGATTCAGATAAGGTACATCATGAATGTATTGTTGACGCTATTCAATATAATTGCGATAAAGTAGGTGCAAAACTATTTGTGCTATCACAATATTGGGGTGGTGATAAGGTTGATGTTGCTAGAGATTTAGTACATCCAGGTCCAAAACAACATAAGATATGGGCAGATAAGTTTTATTCCAGCCAAAATCGCTAAAAATATAAAACTATAACAATAATTAAGTATATGGACACCAAAACAGCCTACACTCGTACCTTCCTAATGCTCAAAGAACAACCACTTCATGATGAGAGTGTGAAAACTGCATATTATACTTGGTGGCAAAATGTAAGAGAAAAATACCAGGCAAGATCTTTAAGACTCACGAAACTAGGTTTTGAATGGATTGAATCCTGTGATATCAAAACCTATGAGATTAAATTTCCTGCCAAAATAATATTCACACCCCAAACCTATCTATGGTTAGACGAATTTGTTGATTGTCCTTATTTTGTAGATAAGAAAAAAATAGTAGTGACCATGGAAAAAATGGCTCTACAACTCATGCTTTTTGCTGGAGATATCACAAAATATGGACTTGCCCGGGCAATGAGTAAAGCAGACGAACAAAAAAGCCAATAAAACTGCGGTTTTTTAGCGGTTGACCTATTACCGTTTTGTGTTATAATGATATTATAAACAATTTAACGCAGGAGTGTGTAAATGGCAAGACCAAAAAACAAAGAAGCAGTAGTTGGCAGTCAAAATAGAACTGTCACACCAAATGAGGCAATAAACGCCTTACAACATTGTATCAAATTACAAAGACCTATCATGATGTGGGGTGCACCAGGTATTGGTAAATCAGACATTGTGAAACAAATAGGTGATTCACAAAAGAGAGAAGTTATTGATATTAGACTTCCTTTATGGGAACCAACAGATATTAAAGGTATTCCTTACTATAATTCAAAAGATAACAACATGGTTTGGGCAAGTCCGGCAGAATTGCCAACTGATTCAAAATCAAATGCGATTGTTTTCTTAGACGAGTTAAACTCGGCGGCTCCGGCTGTACAGGCGGCGGCTTATCAATTAATTTTAAATAGAAGAGTAGGACAATACAAACTACCAGACGGAGTTTCAATTGTAGCGGCTGGTAACAGGGATAGCGATAAAGGTGTTACTTTTAGAATGCCTGCTCCTTTGGCAAACAGATTTGTTCATATAGAGTTAAGAGTAGATTATGAGGATTGGTTGGGTTGGGCAACTACTAACCATATCCATCCAGATGTTGTAGGTTACGTGACATTTGCAAAACAAGACTTATATGATTTTGATCCTAAGGGATCAAGTAGAAGTTTTGCGACTCCTAGAAGTTGGAGTTTCGTGAGCGAACTTCTGTCCGATGACCTGCCTGAAAACACACTCACAGACCTCGTTGCAGGAGCGGTAGGAGAGGGACTGGCCGTTAAATTTATGAGTCATCGTAAAGTTAGCGGTCAACTTCCTAATCCAAGTGATATACTATCAGGTAAGATCAAGGATTTGAAATGTAAAGAGATATCAGCGATGTACTCTCTAACAGTTTCATTGTGTTATGAATTACAACAGGCACATGAAAAGAAAGCAAAAAATTGGAACGAACAGGCAGACAGGTTCTTTCATTATATGATGGATAACTTCGAAACCGAATTAGTTGTAATGGGTGCAAAGATTGCCTTAACAAATTACAAACTTCCATTCGATCCTAGTAAATTAAAATCATTTGATAGGTTCCATAAGAAGTTTGGCAAATATGTCATCACTGCTATGGAGTCTAAATAATGGCTGACTACCACGATCAAAAGATTATCGACAAACTAGTGACAGCAAGGATTGCCTTGTTATTGAAACATCCTTTCTTTGGCAACCTTGCTACTAGGTTAAAACTTATTAATGCTGACGAGTGGTGTCCGACAGCAGGTACAGATGGTAGAAACTTTTATTACAATACAAAGTTTATTGATTCTCTAAATCCTAGAGAAGCAGAGTTCTTATTTGGTCATGAAGTTTTACACAATGTTTTTGAACATATGCTAGTAAGACAGGGTGATAGAGATCATCAAATATGGAATATTGCGGCGGACTATGCCGTTAACCAAATTCTTGTAGATTATAAAATTGGTGAAATGCCCAAAGGTAAGAAAGGTGAGAACAAAGGTTTCCAGGACGACAAGTACAAGGATTGGAATGCAGAAAGAATATATGACGACATCTATAAACAAGCAAAGAAGAACGGTAAAAAGATGTTGGAGAAGATGGGTGAATTATTAGACGATCACCAAGAGTGGGGTAAAGGTGGTGGACAAGGACAACAGAAAAGTAAAGATAAGAAGAACGGTTCTGGATCAGGAAGACCTGTATACACTAAAGAAGAGTTGAAGAAAATTAGAGACGAAGTTAAAGAAGCAATGATAAGTGCCGCACAATCAACTGGTGCAGGTAATTTACCTGGTGCAATTCAAAGAATGGTTAAAGAACTTACTGAACCAAAAATGGATTGGAGAGAAATAATTCAGCAACAAATTATGAGTACTATCAAATCAGATTATACTTGGATGAGACCTAGTAGAAAGTCTTGGCATACTTCTGCTATACTACCTGGTCAAAACAATGATGAGATGATTGATGTATGTTTGGCCCTTGATGCTTCTGGATCAATATCGGACAAACAATGTAAAGAATTTTTGACAGAAGTCAAAAATATAATGGACCAGTACAAAGACTTTAGAATTCACTTATGGTCTTTTGATACCAAGGTCTTCAATCCAAAAGTATTCACACCAGATAATATGGACGAGATTTTAGATTATGAATTAGGTGCTGGCGGTGGTACAGAGTTTGAATGTAATTGGGAGTATATGAAAGACGAAGGCATTGAACCAAAAAAATTCATTATGTTTACAGATGGTTGGCCTTTTAACACATGGGGTGACGAACACTACTGTGACACTATATTTTTAATTAATAATCCATACGAAAGAGACATTGAAGCACCATGGGGACTTACGGTACATTATGATGAAGATTAATATTAATAATTTCTATAATAGAAGATTGCAATACTGTCCGCCTCATTTTACTACGACAATGATGAAGCCAAGAGGTGATGCAGATAAAGAGAAAATTAACAGTTGGATCTATGAAAATTGTCATGGAAGATATGCTATGGTAGATGATGTTTCTCTAGAAGGAGACAATCCTGGATCCAGATTGAAAGTTGGATTTGAAAATCCCGGTGATTTAACATTACTAGCATTAAGTGGACTAATAGGAGATTAATGGCAAAAGAAATTAAATTAGACAGACCGTATGTAAAACACTCTAAAGCATCAGAGGATGATCCTAAAGTTTGGTGGTATGAAGAACTAGAAGGAGAAATATTAGAATATGCAAAATACTGCACAAGGAAATCAAATGTGTTAAAGGGCGATCCGATACACAGAGCACATCTAAAAAGAATAGGAAGATCTTTACATAGTCTTAAAACTACGTCTGCACTTGCTATGGGAAACTTGGAGGACTTGTATGAATACGATGAGTAAAATAAAAGAATATAAAGTAAAAAGAAAAGATCGTAGAAAATACAAAGGAAGAAGTTTGAAAGAAATAAAAGAACTTGCCATACAAGTTTATAGAGGAGATGTGTTTACAAGTTTCCAGGTACATAACCAACAAGATTTAGGTATGGTGTTTATGCCTTTAATGATGATGAGTCCTGTGCAGAAAAAGGATATGGTCGAAGATAGACCACATATGTATTATTCATATATGAAAGATGCATTTCCTACAGGCGTAAATGGATATCCTTGTTTTGGATCTGTAGCACATCTTAATAAAAAAGAAAGTGATAAGTTTCTACACTATTATAAAAAAATTGAGGAAATAGTTGATGAGATATAAAGAAAAAAAATTACAGGATTTCGAAATAGAAGAAAAGACATCTGGTGGTGCTGTCTATGAAGCAGGCGTCAAAGAATCTAAAAGAAGTAAGGCAGTAAGGCAAATAGCACAACCACTAATGGACAAATATTGGAGAGATAGAGGACAAGATGTTACCACACTTCATAGAGTATATAAGGTAGCAGAATATTTGTTACAGAGAAGTAAAAGGCACAAATGAACACTTACTTTTTTGATTATGAACCTGGAGATAGAGTAAAGAATCCAAAAGCACCAGAATGGGGAATTGGACAAGTTCAATCTATTATTAAAAATAGAGTAACAGTAAATTTTGAAGATGCTGGTAAAAAAACTGTCGATGGAAGTGTAATTGATTTAGAAAGAGTTACATGAAACTTACAACAAAGCAATTTTTTAAAATAAAAACAGATTACTATGTTTTAGATGTCGAGGATTTACTTGATCAAAATCTACTAGATATGATTGATAAAATATTACTGGAACAAGCAAAAGGTTGGTTTTATTCTGCAAGTTCTTTTTGGGCATTTGAAAAAGCAAGAGATAAAAACTTGGTAAAGAGTGCCCTTTCATGGGACTTCATAAAAAATAAATTACCAAAATAAATCACATTCATTACTAGATAAAACTTGCAAATATAACTATTATTTGTTACAATAATAGAAACTATTTGCAAATAGGAGATTAATATAATGGTAGCAAAAACAAAGAAAAAAGCGAAAGCATCTACTGAAGCACCTGCTGGTGCAACTGGTAGTGCGGCTCCGGGTCCAGATGGACAAGCGCCTCAAAATGATTTGAGTATTGGAGATTTAAGAAACCTTTCAACGGTAATTGATGTTGCTTCAACAAGAGGTGCATTTAGAGCCAACGAAATGGCAATGGTAGGAGCAGTATATAATAAACTTCAAGCCTTTTTGGCAAGAGTGGCTCCGCCTAAAACAGAAGGTTCAGAAGAAGGAGTAGCAACTCCCCCAGCAACTGAATCTCAAGGATAAGGAGAAAGACCATGGCAATAGCAGGACTTCACGATAAAGCGGTTATGGACGCAGATTCACAATCCGCGGATCTTCAAGCAAAGAAAACTAGAATGAAACACATGGGTGAGTTTAAAGAAACTAAAACACCTGTCGTGATTGCATTTAGGACTTTGCCTAATGACTCTGAAAATTGCTTGGTTGTAGCACCGAAATTTTTACCCGATGTATACAATGAAGCATTAATGAAAACAGTTGAGTCCGAAGGAGGTCAAGCAGAAAACGAACTTGGGTCTTACTTAGGAAGACAGACTTTTCCTAATGGCGAAAATAAGTTAGAGATGCTTCATAATCAAAATTATCTTAAGAAGCATTCAACAACTGCAATTATGGTTACGTATGGAGTTGGGGCGGACGGAAAGGTCTCACTTGATAAATTAAACAATTTAATTGCAAAAGAA